TTACATTTGAAAAGCTTATCTACGTTTTTGCCTTCTTGTAATGACCATTCAATAAATGTTCTTCCTAAAATTTGAAATAGTAAATCTATTTTTTCAGCACCATAGAGTGTCATGAGAAAATGATAAATCTTTTCATAATCAGCTGATTTATCGTAGATTAAATTGTAAGTATCAACTTTTAGTTTATTGTTTATATTAGAACCAGTAGATGAAACCTCACCAGTATCTTTAATATTCTGTAATTCAACAAAGATTGATCGTATATCAGGATACTTTTTATTGATTAGGGAAATCAAAACTTCTTTTTCTATGGTTAGATTTTCTTTTGGACAAACAACATCTGTTATTCTTTTAAAGATTCCATTTTTAACCATTTTTTCTTCCTCAGGACTTTGTGTGTCAAAGTTGATAGCGGTGAATCTTGATTTAATACCATCTGATATTTTATTATAGTGGTTTGTCGTCAGTATAAAACGAACATTCTGGTGATATTGTTCAATGAAGGCTTTTAGTGCATCTTGATAGTTGGTTGAAACTCTTTCAAACTCATCTAAGAAAACGTATTTTATTGGATCTTCTGAATCAAACATAGGAACAGTTTTACAGAATTTTTCAATTTCACTACGAAGTACGTCAATAGATGTGTAAAGTGATGAATTTATTTCTAAGAAAGCTTTATCTTTTGAATATTTACCAATTAAAATTCTGGCTAAAGTTGTTTTACCTATACCATAATTTCCATAGAAGATATAGTTTTTAGTTACACCCATTTCAAAGTGTTTTTTGATTCGTTCTGGTAGTATGGTATCTTCTAATGTTTTTGGACGCCATTTTTCCCATAGTAATAAATTTTGAATTGACATGATACAGAGATTAAAGTTCTAATATATATGATAATGATAGGTGAAAAGTTTAATTACGATGAGACATTTTTGAGAGATCTCACAGTTTGTGTTTTAGATACACTTGAAGGTCGAGTAAAGTGGGTCAATCGATTCACAAGTGGTGATGTTCAAGTTAATGTTCCATTTTATTATTCTATGACTGGTGATGACAGATTTCTTCTGGATGCTTTCACTGATGATATAGTATCACAGAATAGATTTGTTGAATTGAATACGGATCAAATTCCAAGGGGTCATATCACATTGACAGGTTGGCAAATTCGTTCGGATGAATTTAGAAATCCGAATATTTGGTTAAGGAATGTAGTTGAGGATAATGTTGAGGCGAAAAGAGTCTTAAATAAATTAAGAGCTATACCTATCACAGCGACTTATGATTTACAAATTTTATTAAAAAGTGAAGTAGATGTATTCAAGTGTTCACAGGCTATTATGAATACTTTGTGGCTTTATAAGTATATGTATTTCGAACATAATTATATGAATATTGATGCCATAATGATGCAACCAGACAATAATGGAATTGAAATTGTAAGAGAAAAAAATCTAAAAAGTGACAATACAATTAAATTGACAGCTTCTTTGGAGGTTCAGACGTTTTATCCAGCGTTTATTACGAATGTTGAGGTCAAGCCGTTTAGGACTCGTTGGTTTAACAATATTATTGCTTTGAGAACAGGAAGTCCACGACCTTCTAATCCGAATGCTAATTTAGACGATTTATCACAAAATAAATAGTAAAAAATAGTAAAAAGTCGTTTTTTGAATGTAATATATAAGAATATAAAAAATAAACTTTTAAAATATGAAGAATCTAAAACTTGAGCTTTTCAACTTTAAAAAGTCATTGACTTTTGATCAGTCAGATGTGGCTTATATTATTGAAGGTCATCTAAATGGATACACTGAATTTGCAGAGAAGCAAATGGTTTACTCTTTAAATGAGAGATTAAAGCCTTATACATATGACAAACAAGTAAAGCTTTTCCTTGAGGGATTGAATGACGATATGGCTCAGTTTGAGTTATTATATGAATTGAAAAACCTTTATAATGTTATTAATTCTAAAAATCAGGGAGAACTTTATAGACAACCTCTTAATGTGCTTTTACAAACTATCAATCTTGAAACAGATCAAGATAGAATGTCAAAAGTTCTTAATGAATTAGCGGTTTATGACTGGGTTCCAGAAATTAAATTGTTTGTTCATAATTTGACAAAATCCCCTGAGAAGAAACAAAATCTTTTAAATGGTGGTAAAGCTGAATCGGTTTATACTATCGTAGAACAAGTTGAAGAAGGTCACATTGCATTTATTAAAGATTCTTGGTTTCTTTTAAGTGAAAATGTAGTTGATAAAACTCTTTTAGAAAATCATGTAAAAGATGAAGCTAGATTTAGAACTTTAAGAACATTGCAAACAGCTCTTCAGTTTTGTTCTATTAATGAAAATAGAATTGACTTCAGAATTTCTGAATATTTGACTGTTGGTTTAGGTGTTGCTAAGAAAGGTTTATTTATCAATGAAGATGAATTGAATGAAGAATCAACTCTTGAAAGTATTTTCCAATCTCCAGTCATTCCTATCGTAAATAAAAATTTCTATCCTTTGATTCAAGAAGTAGCTAAGAATTTAGATTCTTTTGTTGAATTAGATGTAGTTAAAAGAGTTTCTAACTTAATTAATCCTACTTTAGAAGTATTTGCTTTTAACTATAAGAATAGTTTATTTGTTTACAGATGTGATGAAAGATATGGTTATTCATTCTTCAAATATGAGTCAGCGCTCGAGTTGGTTAACGAAGTGAGAAACGAGTTAAACTTTGACTTGACATATTTCTATGAAAACAAATTAAACAAAGAAATTGTTACTAAGAAAAAACTTGAAGATAAAGAAAGAGAAATTACACTTAAATTAGAAGATGTTAAATTTAATGTTAGTAAAGTTAAAGCTTCACTCCAAATGTTGGGAGAAACTAAAGTTCTTAAAGAAGCTTTAGTAAATCTTCAAAAAAGAGAGAATGCTCTTGGTACAGAATTACAAGCTATAAAAGAACTTCAATACAAAGAAAGAATTAAACTTTAATAAAAATAAAAAACCTCGAAAATTTCGAGGTTTTTTTGTGCCTTTTTAAAACTCATCATGTTAGTTAATATATAACATGAAAGCAACTTAAGCTTCGTGCTTAAAAATTAATGCTTTATGAATGTACCTAAATAACAAAGAGCTCTATGTCGAAATTCTTGTATCAAAATCACAAGGAAAATTAACAAGAAAAGCTGAGAAAATGTTGGAATTGCTTGGCAAAGAAACCATCAAAAAAATGAGATATTGGAACAATGATGACAAGATGGATTGTTATCAATCTGGCCTTCTCGATATGTATCAAAATTGGTATAATTTTAATGAAGAAAAATCCGTTAATGCTTTTGCTTATTTCACTGAGGTTTTTAAACGCGGTATAGCAAAAGGATTCAACGAACTTTACAAAAAGAAGGGAGATTCTGATAATCAGATTAGATTAATATCTCTTGAAGGATCGAATGATGGTCAGGGTTTACACTCCTTATAAAGGATAATAGCCAAGGGTACTATAACATGATTTATATATACTGATATGATTATTGATAAATTTGTGACTATAAAGGGTCATCCTAGAAATTGCTCTTTTTATAAAAAGTTAGGATATGATGTGATGGTCGGTAAAGAGTTTGATGTTACTCCTAATCATCTTAAATCTGGGTCTCCAGTTATTGTTAATTGTAAATGTGATAATTGTGATAGAGAAGTTTCTATGGAATATAGATTTTATTTCAGTTATACTAAGGGACTTTCAGAATCATATTATTGTATTTCTTGTAAGGGTATAAAATCTAAAAAGACAAATATTGCAAAGTATGGATTTGATAATCCTATGAAATCAGATTTGGTTAAGAATATTTTAAAGACTTCAATTCTGGAAAAATATGGTGTTGATCATTATTCTAAAACAGATGAATATAAAGATAAATACAAAAAGACCTGTAAAGATAAATATGGTGTTGATAATGTTTCCAAATCTGAAGTAATCAAGGAGTTAATTTCTGAAATTAAATTCAAGGAATTAAATTCAATTGAAAGACATAGAAATATGATATCAGATGATTATGAGATTTTAGAATATTTATCTAATAGAAATTTCAAAATATTACATAAAAGATGTAATAGTGAATTTGATATTTTTATTGGAACATTGAATGATAGAACCAGAAATGATAATATTATTTGTACTAATTGTAATCCAGTGGATCAATTATCATCCGGAAGAGAGTTGGAACTTAGTAACTTTTTAAGAGAATGTGGTGTGGAATTTATTTCAAATTCGTATAGTATAATACCACCACTTTCGTTAGATATCTACATACCAAGTTTAAATTTAGCTTTTGAGTTTAATGGTGTTTATTGGCATTCTGAGTTGTATAAAGATAAATATTATCATTTAAATAAGACCAAAGAGTGTAAAAAAATCGGAATTAGTTTAACTCATATTTGGGAAGATGATTGGATTTATAAAAAGGATATTATTAAGTCAATAATCCTAAATAAACTTTCTAAGATAAAAAATAGAATATATGCCAGAAAGTGTGAAGTTAGAGAGGTTAACGATATTACTATTGTAAGGGATTTTTTAAATAAAAATCATATTCAGGGTTATAGTAACTCCACAACAAAATTGGGTTTATATTATAAAGATTGTTTGGTTAGTTTAATGATTTTTGGTAAAAAAAGAAAAAATATAGAGCTGATTAGATTTTGCAATAAGTTAAATTTTTCTGTAATTGGTGGATCTTCTAAACTATTCAAGTATTATATTAATAATTATAAATTTGATATAATAGAGTCGTATAGTGATTCTTCTATCTTTGATGGTAGTATGTATGAGAAACTAGGATTTAAATTTGAACACAATACTCCTATTAATTATTGGAGAGTTGTTGATGATGTTAGGAAGCATAGATTTAATTTTAATAAGAAAAAACTTGTTGAGATGGGATATGATCCTCAGTTATCTGAAAATGAGATACTAACAGATTTAAAATATCATAGAATATGGGGTTGTGGACTTAAAAAATGGATTTTTAGTCAGTAAACTTTTCTATATTTTAAATATATTACATACAATAAACAAATACAAAAAGAATATGAGTACAAATTTAGATAAAAAAAAAGTAGCACTTTGTACCGGAATCACGGGACAAGATGGAAGTTACTTAGCTCAATTTCTCCTCGAAAAAGGATACGTTGTTCATGGTATCAAAAGAAGAAGTTCATCTTTCAATACTGAACGAATAGATGATTTATATGAATCGACTAGAAGTTCAAAGAACTTTCATTTACATTACGGTGATTTAACTGATTCTACTAATTTAATTAGAATAATTCAAGAAGTTCAACCAGATGAGATTTATAACCTAGCGGCTCAGTCACACGTTAAAGTTTCATTTGAAACACCTGAATATACCGCAAATGCTGATGGTATAGGAACTTTAAGGATTTTAGAAGCTATTAGAATTTTAGGCCTTGAAAAAAAGACAAAATTTTATCAAGCATCAACATCTGAAATGTTTGGATTAGTTCAAGAAGTGCCTCAAAAAGAAACAACTCCTTTTTATCCAAGAAGTCCATATGGTGTGGCTAAACTTTACGCACATTGGATTACTGTCAATTATAGAGAAGCTTATGGAATATTCGCTTGTTCTGGAATACTTTTTAATCATGAAAGTCCGGTAAGAGGTGAAACATTTGTTACAAGAAAGATTACACAAGCGGTAGCTAAAATTAAATTAGGAATTCAAGAGAAATTATTAATTGGTAATCTTGATGCTGAAAGAGATTGGGGTCATGCTAAAGATTATGTTGAAGGTATGTGGTTAATGATGCAACAAGAAAGTCCAGAAGATTATGTACTTTCTACCGGTAAAAAGATATCAGTCAGAGAATTCTGTACGATGGCCTTCAACTTTCTTGATATACAAATCGATTGGATAGGTACCGGAAAAGATGAAAAAGGTATTGATAGAAATACAGGAAGAGTCCTTGTGGAAATTGATACTGAGTACTTCAGACCAACTGAGGTAGATGAACTACTTGGAGATTCTACTAAAGCAAGAACAAAATTAGGATGGATACCAAAATATACAGTTGAACAATTGTGTAAAGAAATGATTTATTCAGATTTTGAAAAAATATCAAAACAACACGTTGAAAATGAAAAAAGATTCTAAAATATTTGTTGCCGGGCACAAAGGTATGGTCGGTTCAGCTATAGTCAGAAATTTACAATTAGAAGGCTTCACTAATATCATCACTAAAACAAAAAAAGAATTAGATTTATCAAATCAGTTTCAAGTTAATCAATTTTTTAATTTGGAAAGACCCGAATATGTTTTCTTAGCAGCTGCTAAAGTTGGTGGAATAAAAGCAAATAGTGACTTTAAAGCCGATTTTATTTATCAAAATCTAATGATTCAAACAAATATCATTAACGCATCTCATCAAACAGGTGTTAAGAAATTACTGTTTTTAGGTTCATCCTGTATTTATCCCAAATTTGCAACACAACCTTTAAAAGAAGAATATTTACTTTCTGGACATTTGGAATCCAGTAATGATGCTTATGCAATTGCTAAAATTGCTGGGATAAAAATGTGTCAAAGTTTCAATCAACAATATGGAACGAATTTTATTTCAGTTATGCCAACTAATCTTTATGGTCAAGGAGATAATTATCATTTGGAAAACTCTCACGTCATGCCGGCTTTAATCAGGAAATTTCATGAGGCTAAGAGTAGAGGCGATGTTGAAGTTCATATTTGGGGAAGTGGTAAGCCTATGCGAGAATTTCTGTATGTTGATGATTTATCTGAAGCTTGTTTATTTTTAATGTCAAATTATAATGATTCAGAAATTGTTAATATTGGCACTGGAGAAGATATTTCAATTAAAAATTTAGCTCTAATTATCAAAGAGGTGATAGGCTTTTCTGGGCAAATTATTTATGATCCTTCTAAACCGGATGGCACACCTCGTAAACTTTTAGATGTTTCTAAAATACATGATTTAGGATGGTCGCACAAGACCTCTTTAAAGGAAGGAATTGAATTAACTTATAAACATTTTTTAAATGAATCGTTGTTACTTACAAAGATGGGAGGAATCTGAACGAGGTTGGGGAATTAGACCTGATGGTTGTTCATTACACATTAATGAAGAATTTCACAGGAGATATCTCAATGAGATATATACAATTCGTCAAAGTGAGGTTTTAGTTCCTGATGAATATGAGAGGATTAGTGGTCCTTTGATAGAATGTTTTATTTCTGATACTCTTTTCGAATTAGTGAAAGAAAAAAATTCACTTCGTTTGATGGAGTATGAAATGAATAATCTAATAAAAATAGAAGATATTTTTTTTAAAGTATGAATTTTTTAGCATTCTTTTTTATTCTTTCTAACTTTTACTATTTAATCAACAAATCTCATTTACAAAAAAATGTTGATCAGAAATTGATTATGTATGATAGTAAAAGATGGATTTTATTCGATATCATTTATTATATACACCAAATTTTTTATTGGATTTGGTTATTTGCTCTTTTATTTACACAGTGGGAAATTTTTGCAATTCTACTACTAATCATATCTTTTGGTAATTCAATCAATATCTGGCTTTTCGGAGATAAATATGATACTGCTTTTGTAATCATCAAAATGATAATTTTATTTTCTCTTATAGTAGCCCCATTTTTTTCAGGTGTTCTTCAGTGATGATAATAAAATCCCAACCTTTAAGGTCACAATATTTTATCATTGTTTTCCACTTCTCAGAATTTTTCTGGCTTGTTTTTAGTCTATACTCGATGTTTTTTAATTTTTTAATAGTTGCATTTTCGGGCACTTTGAAAAGTTTTTGTTCGAATAGAACCACATCATTATATTCTGATTGTGGTTTTACTTCTGCAATTACTTTTTTGATTACTCCATCTTTTTGGTAGATTTCATAATAGAAGTCAGGGTAATAAGTGTGGTTTTTTAAATTTATGTCACCACTTTTCTCATAATGTGTCAATTGATAGGGTATAGTAATACATTCAGCACCCCAAATCTTTACACTTTTATTTTTATCTAAAAATTTCATAAATCTCAATTCATAACTACTACGGTAGTATATTCCACCTTGGCTATTCAATTTTAAGACTTTATCTTTATTTTCTGGTAGAAAATTTCCCTGATGATAGTTTGAGTTATTTGGTTTTGAATTTAACATAAATCTTTTAATTTTTCTAAAATAGAATCTTTATGTGAGATTATAATTAGTTTTATTTCATTTTCTTCACAAAATTTCATTTTTATATGATCATTGTTTTTTTGATATATTAGTTTTTTTTCACCGCCCCAGTTTTTTATTGGTTCGTAATGTTGTATTCCATTAAATTCTATACATAAGTTTTTTGATGGTAGATAAAAGTCAAATCTCAAACACTTAATGTTTTTACATTTTTCAAATTTTTTTTGTTTTATGAATGAAATTTTATTGTTATTAAGGTAAACTTCTATTAGCTTTTCACCAGTCGATGTCTTTGGTACAAATCCTTTTAGATGATTATATGGTAATTGGCTAATCCAACCAGTCTCATTTGAGAATATTCTCATTTTTTTCAAACTGCCTTTATAGTTAAGTTTTGCGTAATCAAAATCTATTAAATTAGACCAAACTAATTTCGATTTATTTATAAATTCGAGTCTTTGGTTATTTAGTCTATCTTCTTTGGAACATTTTAAACATCCACTTTTTTTAGCGGACTCGATATTCATTGAAAATTCTCCGTGCTTTTTACATTCCAATTTTGATTTTTTCCTATATCCTTTATATTCTAAAATTTTCAGACCGTTTAATTTGTTTAGAGTGTCCTCAGTGATATTTATATTTTTAACTTTTGCGCACTTTGGACAGCGTTGATTTAAGTAAAAATGATTGTGTAATTTTTGAATAAAGATTCCATGTTCTTTACAACTTATTTTTATGAAGTCTTTCGATTTGTAAATTTTATCTTCTATTAAATAGTCATAATCATTTTTTGCTAATTCTAGAATAGTTTTTTTGTCAAATTGTCCTACTTTTTCTTTTGAACATTTACAACATTTTTTACTTTTTTGATGAACATCATCTCTTTGTTTTATCATGCCATGTTTATGGCAAATGTATATAATATATTTTCTTCCATTTATATTTTCGAATCCGATATAGTCCAGAACAGATTTTGAGTTCTGTGAGTTGATATTTGGTGTCTCTGTCATGTTTGTATATATAAAATTATTAATAGTGGAAATTTAACATATAATATATATTGTATATGGGAGCCCTGAAAGAAAGAGTAAAATTAAACCGATTAGTATTTGGTCAAGATATAGTAGATTACTATCGTAATAACACTACATTTATGTATGAAAAATATTCCGAGAGTGATGACGATTGTAAGGCTATATCGAAAGAGGATATTCAAGTTGGTGGATTTTATCATCTTCATTATTTAGATGATTCAAATTGGATGCGTTGGTCGCCTATTTTTTGTTGTGATTATCGAAAATTCTCAAATATGATAGTAATATTAGGTGTCAATTTTAACTTTATTCCACTTGAATTGAGAGATTCTATTTTTGATAAATTTATCACTGAAGGAAACTTTGAAAAGAATCAAATTATAGAAGTCAATTTCAAGGGAATGTACACTGAATTGCTCAGATATGGTTTTGAATATGCTATTCAAGAGTATAATGTTGCGCAAATTAAAATAGTACATCGAGTTAGTTTAGAATTACTACCACGATTCTTATATTCTTCTTATCCAAAAAATACATATGATCCTAAAAAACTCATGGAAATATGGGAAACTAAATTAGATACTAAAGAACAAAGACATAAAGAGATTATTACATCTGTTTTAAAGGACTTTTATGATGTTAAGGATGAAATAAGTGACAAATATAATGCACTTAAAGAACATATTGAGAGATTGAGAAAATCATATGAAAAATATGGTAAACCGTAAATAATATATACTCAAAAAATACGACTATAACTATGAAACACTTACAAAAATTTGAAGAGCTCGAATACAAAGATAAATTGGCAGCTGAAACTAAGCTAAGACAAGATTATGAGAGAGATGAAGAAGAGAGAATTGAACAGAAAAGAAAAGAAATTTCTGGAAAATATCTTCCAAAAGTAGAAGACGATGTTAGAAAATCACAACTATCTTCGAATATCGAGTTTGAAAGAAAAGAAATAGTTCAAAAAGTAATTGATGGGTTAGTGGCCGATTTGAATAATAATCCCGGTTTCCAATCTTTTAAAGAAGAACTTTTGGCATTTTTGGGAGAATTTCCTAAGGAGTAATCTTTAGGAGGAACTGGATTTTTTATATATACCTTAAAATTTTTGAAAATTTATGGCTTCGTACAATCCTCTTAATAACCAAGGACAATTACAATATAATATAAATTCTGCTGTAGAGAACAGAGGTTTGTTTAGTCGTATTCTAAGAAATCTCTCCACCTGGGGAATGAATTATGATGATATGATCATGCGTAATCAAGTCGGTGTTGGTATCAACGAAGATCCATATGCTCAACAAGGAAGTGTTGGTTATGATTTCTTTTCTAAAAGAGCGGTTGCATCAATTCTCAATAGAAAATCTATTCCTTATCTCGATCGTTCTTACGCAGATAAAAGAAGAATTTTAAGAGAGTATTCAATTAAAGATGAAATTAGAGATTTTATTTCTACTGTTTGTGATGAATGTGTTATTTATTCAGATAAAGATTTTTGCTCACCAAGACAACTACCAACTGAATTTACACAAGATATCAAAGACAAGTATCAAGAGTATTTTGAAAAGATTTATAACAGATATGGATTTTCTGATTCGATAAGTGCTTGGCAGATGATGAAAGATTTCCTAATTGATGGTTATGTAGCTATAGAGATTATTTGGGATGATAAAAAGAAAAATATTATTTCATTTAATAGATTAAGACCCGAAACTTTAGTACCAGCATTCGAGCCTTCAATTGGTCATCTTTGGATTCAATATCCTGAAGACCCACAATTAAGAAGAATATTCTTAGACTCTCAGATAATTTTTATTTCATACTCATCACAAAATGATTATTCTGAAACATCATATGTTGAGGGTTTGATTAAGCCATATAATCAGTTAAAGATTATTGAGCAGACTAAAATTATGTTTAATATAATTAATGCAACACTTTTTCAAAAGTTTGTTATTCCTGTCAAAGGACTCGGAAGACAAAGAGCTGAAGAACAAATTGGTCAGTTAATACAAGATTATTCTGAAGAAGTTGAATGGGATGATACCTTAGGAACACTTAGAATAAATGGTCAGAAACACTTACCTTATAATAAACAGTATTGGTTCCCAGAGGGAGAAGGAGGTACTCCAACTATGGAATTGGTTTCTCAACAGGGACATAATTTAAATGAGGATGATATTTTGAAATGGTTCTTTAATATTTTGAAAAGAGCTTCTAAGATTCCTATGCAAAGATTCGCAGATGAAAATGGTGGTGGTAATGTATTCGCTGATGCTGCTGAAATTACTCGTGATGAGGCAAAATTTGGAAATTTTGTTATGAGATTAAGGTCTAATTTCAAAGAATTGATGGTTAAACCACTCAAACTACAAATGTTGGTAGAATTTCCAGAATTGAAGGATGATGAGAGGTTTATGAATGAAGTTGATATTCAATTTCTTTCTAATCAATTATTTGATGAGTGGAAAAAACTAGGCAATTTATCTAAGAAAGCCGAAATTCTGGGTTCATTGACCGGAATTCAAAAAGCTGATGGTCAACCTTATTTTCATATTGAATATCTTATAGACCATGTTTTAAAATTAACACCAGAAGAAAAAGAAGAAAATAAGAGATATTGGATGAAAGATTCTGCTGGTGCCGGAGCCGCTGCTGGTGGTGAAGGAGGTGCTGAAGGAGGTGAAGGAGGTGGAGAAGCTGCTGGTGCTCAAGCTGCTCCAGAAGGTGGTGCTCAAACTACACCGGAAGCTCCGGCAGGAGGTGAAACTGGTGGTGGTGAAGCTGGTGGTGGAGAATCTTCCGAATTTGAGTTTTAATTTTTAATACATAATGTTGTCCAATCTCTTAAATTCTCTATTTAGAAAGAGAAAAGAAATTTAATAAAAAAATGGCTCTTTGCAAAAGATTGTTGTGATTTTTACAATATTTCAAGGGGAAGCGTTTCTGCATCAGATAAGATTAATTCTTATAGACATAACAATTTCATTATTAGAAATGGATATTCTAAGCTCTGATATAAGTAGATGATGCTGGAGTTTGGATATAAAATCCACTTACTTGTTTTGAGTTGTACCATCCATAAGTTAAGACTTTTGGTTTTATTTCAACTTCAACTCCATATGTTTGTAATTCTCCAATTAGTTTTCCCATTTTGGTATCTAGAATTCTATAATTTAATTTTAATTCCTCAATCTCCAAATTAGAATTGATGGTGAAGGAGAGTTTATTTAACATTATAGCAACCTTTGAGAGTGATGCGTCTAATGTTGTAGTATTAAAGTCACAAAGTATTGGAGGATTCATCTCTTCAATTTCAAAAAGACATTTCTCTCCTAATAAGGTGTTTATTTTAATATCACGAATACAAGAGTTATAGTCTTTATATTTTTCGAGTAAAATTTGAAAGTTTTCTAATTTATTTGTTTCTTCGTCTAGGTCTATCTTGTATTCCATATCTATTTTTTTCTTTCAGAGATGGTTTGTTTCATTTTTTGATAGATTTTTTTATTCTGAATTGGATATTCTACTCCATGGTTCTCTTTTAGAGTTTCTTTTCTTTTTGATTCAGAGCATTTTCTACAATAATAGAATCCCCATCTATTATCATATTTAACGTAATTCTTGAATATAACATCTTTTTCTACACCACAGGTATCACATTTACAAAGTATTTTATGATGTGATCCTTTTGATAATAATTCTACTGGAATATTTAGTTCATCTCCAATAGAAACTTCATAACCTAAATCATCAAAATACTGATAATTAGACTCACTTACTCTTACTTTAATTTCTCTTGTTAGGATCATAAAAAACCAACGAATTTTTAAGTATATATCTTAAATAGTCATATTCCTCCGTAAAAAAGATGTTAAAATGTGATTCTAATGATGAGTTGGTAAAAAGTCTTTTTTTGATAGGGTTTTTTATTTATGAGAACTATATGTTTAAAAATTCCCATTTTACTTTTCCACAATCCCAAATTTTCGGCAATTCTAAATTAGATTCTGAAATACCGGTGATTGATTTTTTGAAATTTGATTTGTGAATTCTTTTAAAATCCACTAAATATTTGTAATCTGGATTAGTCTCATGAATTTTTTGAAATCCTAATTTTTCATAAAGATTTCCTCTACTCCAATCTTTATCTGAATAACTTATGATTCTTTTTGGATTATATAATTCAATAAAAAAATTAAGAAGTTTAGAGGCACCTCCAACCACACTAAATCCAGATTTGTTACAAAATCTGTTTAGATTCCATTCATCTTCCTTCATTTTTTTCCTTCCCTCAAATTTATCGAATGTCATTAAACTGATTAATTCTGAATCACAAAATAGTCCAATTTTAATATTTGAATTTACGCATCCTTGAATGTGATTTCGATTTAAGAAATCTTTTATTAAAGAAATATCATTAACTTCTTTAACTTCGCATTTTCTTGCTCCAATTTTTTGACTCTTTCCCAATAGATTTCGAATTTGACTTTTGATTATTTCTTTTTTTTCATCAAAATCATCTTCCCAGATATGAAAAATGTGAATTCCCTTTTCTTCAAAGAATTTACTTTTGTTGGAATGAAAGTCTTTCTCTTTATAGATATCTGAGTGCCAATAAACACCGTTAAATTCAAATCCTAAATTAAATTCTGGGATATAAATATCAATTTCCTGTCTTTCAATCCTAAAATTCTGAATAATTTCACCTTGATAAATTGATTTAATAAAATTGAATAATTTGATTTCTTTTCCAGATTGATGTTTGTCGATTGGATTACAGATTGTACATAGAATGGTTTTATATTTCATTCTTTTTTGAAAAATATCAATACTTGCTTCAAATTGATGGTCTTGATTATTATCACACTTGAACAGTGATATTCCATCTTTTGAATATTTTAGGTAATTTACCTCATTTGAAATTTTAAAATTCAACTTTCTGAATTTTTCACTTTTCTTATTGTTGGTTTCTCCCCAGTTTTTGAAATTTGTTTGTTTTTTCTTTTCTTTAACTTGCTGTAATTTTGAAACATTATCAACTCCCCATTTCTCTAAGTTAGTCATTTTTTGTTTTTCAAGAAATTCTGGATTTTGTAAATGATGTTCTACACCAAATTTTTCTAAATTATTCTTTTTGATCTTAACTTGTATATCATTTGATTGTGATATAAATTCTACACCAAATTTTTCTAGATTTGTTTTTTTAGTTTTTTCTTTAACAGATTCTAATTGAAAAACATTTTCAACTCCAAATTTTTCTAAGTTGTTCTTTTTTAACTTACACTTTTTACACAAATATTCACCATTTGAATATCCGTAAGATGTATAGAGTTTATATTTTAGTTTCTTCTCTATGTAGCAGGAATCACATTGCACTTCTATCTCTATGATACTCCATTTGCCTATATTTTCTACGTCAGTTTTAATCATTTTAGACCTCTTTTATTTAATCAAATTAACCATATACTATATATTACTTTTTTTCTTGTTGTTTAATAGTTTTACTGACTCCTATAAAAAATCCACCTTTAATTTTTCACGGTTTTTTGAATTCACTATATACAATCAAAATAAAGACAATAATTTCATGAAATCAGTCCTAATTGTAGAAAACTCAACTAACTCGTTGGCTCTTAATGAGAATAGTAGTCAGAAGGATCAATTTGTATTGGGTGGTATTTTCACAGAGTTCGATGTTAAAAATCGTAACGAGAGAGTTTACACTGCTGATAAATTTATTCCTTGTTTAAATGAATTAAACGAAAGGATTACAAATCTTGGTGTTGTGTATGGTGAATTCGATCATCCCGATGTTTTCGATACTTCACTTTCAAGAGCATCTCACATTGTAAGAAGTGCTTCTTTTGTTAAAGAAAGCAACAGAGTAGAGGGTGAAATTAGACTTCTAAACACTTACTGGGGAAAAGAAGCAAAAGCTTTGGTCAACGATGGTTGTCCTATTTTCGTTTCTTCTCGTGCTGCTGGTGTTACAGAGGCTGATGGAACGGTTAAATTGAAAAAATTATTCAAATATGATATCGTAGCAGATCCTGGTTTTTCTTCTGCCAAAATGACTGTAAAGACTCTTAATGAATCTTTAGGTTATAAAAATCCGAAGTCAAACTTTAGAATCTATGAGATGTCAGATGAATCAAAAATTAACGAACTATTCAACATGAACGCTAACGATTTCGTAACAAAAAAACAATTGACCGATTACTCAAAATATTTAATTAATGAGTTGGCTTCTACTAAGAAGACCGTAACATCGGCTCTTTCAAAAGGGAACTTAAATCCTAAGAAGTTAGAACAACTTCTTGAATATTATGAAGAGTTAAATAAAACTAACTCACAAATTGTTAAGTATCTTGATTACTTAGCAGAAAAAGTACAAGTTGTAGTTAATGAGAATACATCTCTTAAATCTACTACTGAGAAACTTATCAAGCACAATGATTATTTAGCTGAAAATCTTGAAAAGGCCATCAATTATTCTGAGTATATCGCTGAGAATCTTGATAAAAACATCGAATACTCTGAGTATATCGCTGAAAATCTTGACAAGAACATTTCTTATGCTGAGTATTTAGCTGAAAATCTTGACAAGAACATTGCTTACTCTGAATATATTGCAGAGAACCTTGACAAGAACATTGCTTATGCTGAATACATCGCAGAGAACTTAGACAAATCTATCTCTTACGGAGAATATTTAGCAGAACACTTAGATAACTCTATTGCTTACTCTGAGTATCTTGCTGAACACGTAGAAGGTAATATTGCATACTCTGAATATATCGCTGAGAATCTTGATGACAACATCGCTTATTCAGAATATATCGCAGAAAATTTAGACAAATCTATTTCATACGCAGGACTTATCGCTGAAAGATTAAATAGTGGAAAACTATTAGAATCTTATGGTGAAGAAGAAACATTTCCTACTTTGAAAGCTGCAGGTTTTGAAGCTGTAGAAGAAGAGGAAGAAGAAGAAAAATCTTGGAATGATGAAATGGACGCTCCAGCTCACGAGGAAACTCCTGAGGAAGAAGTTTGTGGTCCTATGACACACGGAGAAGAGGCTCATGAGGAAGAAGAAGAGGAAGCTCACGAAGAAGAATCTTACGAGGTTTCTGGAGAGTCTGACACTGAATTATCACAATCTATTGATAAATTGATCGAAGAAGCTAAAAAACGTAAAGCTGCTGAAACATCCGATC